GCTAGACGATGTAGCCGTAGCGGCGAGCAGCTGGAGCTGCTGCGCCCCGACGCCTGCCGGAAGATGGCCTCCGGGGTCAGGCGGGGCGTCGTCGACTGGCCGTAGCGCTGCCCCGGGAAGCGGGCGAAACCGCCGCCCGCACGTCGCATGCGCCGCCCGTACAAGCCGCGGCGCGTGATGCCCTCGGTCGTCGTCGGCGCGCCCGGGCGGGACATGCCGCGCCGGGCGTTCACGACCTGCCCAACGTCCGCGCCCGAGCGGATCGCCTCCGCTCCGGCGGCGGTGAAGACCCGGCGCTGCTCCCGCTCCGGCATGCGCGCGAACAGCCGCTCCGGGGACGGCACGTGCCGCCACTCGGCCTCCCGCAGCGGAAGCGTCTGGCAGTCGCAGTTCGGGTGCCGCAGGAAGCCCTCGCTGTAGCGGTACATCTGCCCCGAAAGGACGATGCACCGCGAGCACGCCGGGAGCTGCACCACTCGCACGTAGGCCACACAGTTCCGGTTCGCAGCCATGCCCACCTGGTCCGCAGAGCGGGCCGTATCGGCGATCGCGGTGGACGCGTAGCGGGCCATATCGGCGAGGCCGCCCAGCATCGCCTCTTCCGGAAGCATCCCGGCCGCCAGGCGCCGCCGCACACCGATGGCCGGCAGGAACAGCAGTGTTTCCAACGGCCCGCCGTCCGGGGCGATCCCGGCGAACGCGGAAGCGACGAGCGCCGCCTCCGCGAGCGCCGTCCCGCCCTGGGCTGCCATCTGTGCTGCGATGTAGGCCTGCGCCGCGTCGGCCACCGACAACTGGCCCTCGGCGACCGCCGCCACGATCGCCGCGCCGGCCGCCCCCTCCAGGTCGTCCTCGACGGTGGCCGCTGACATGCCCTTCCACAGGGCCTGCACCTGTTCGACCACTGCGCGGATTGTCGACGTGACCTGCTCGTAGCGGGTACGGCCGAGCTCAGTCGGCGTCGCCATCGGCTGCCGTCTCGGTCAGTCCGGCGTCCGGTTTCGGGCCGAACAAGCTCGCCGGATCCCCGCCCAGTATCCGCGCGGCCTGCTGGTCTGCCAGCTCACGCCATTGCGCGATCTCCGTCTGCGATGCGCCCCAGCGCTCCCACAGCGCCTCCCGCGGCACCCCCAGCGTGGACATCTTCACCAGCGCGTCCACCAGTTCACCCTCGGTGCGGAACTCCGGGTTATGCCAGATCACCTCAAGCTCCGCCAGGTCCCGCGAGTCGCCTGCCGCCCGCAAGGCCAGCCGAGCAATCTCCTCCAGGCCCTCACCCAGAGGTCGCTGCCGCTGCCGCACCTTCGCGACCAGACCCGACTCAGTGGCCTTCAAAGTCTCACCGTTGACGTTGGACAGCTTGCCCAGCAGATACTGCGCGGGGGTGCGCGTGCGCGCCGCCATGTGCTGCACGTCCGACTCGACCGAATCCAGGTACGGGCGCAAGTCCGTCGCCTGGAACTCGCCGATCTTGACGTTCTCGTCCTCGATGACCCACAGCCGGTCCACGGCCGCCTTGAACGGCTCGATCGGCTGCCCGCTGTCGTCCGTCGGGACCTCGTAGCCGGTCATCCACCGCTGCCGGAAGGCGGAGAACTCCTGCGCCATCATTCGGTCGATCAGCGTCTTGTTGATCCGGTCCTGATCGTCGAGAACGTCCTCGATCTCCGAGTGCGCCTCACCCAGCAGGTCGGGCCGATTCGGAATCTCCACCAGCGGCACCACACCGAGCGGGTTCTGCGCAGGCCAGCTCTCGCCGCGCACCTCGCGCGGCTCCCACTTCGGATCGCTCACAACCCCAGCCTGCGGCGCCGGCGCCCGGTACTTGAACAGCAGGCCGTCAACGAACAGCGTGGTCCAGACGTCGCCCGTCCAGTCGTCGATGAACGTCTTCAGTCCGGCCCGGCGCATACGTCGGCTGCCCGACTCGTATGCGACGATCGCCTGCGTCGCATCCTCCGCAGTGATCAGCGGCGTCGACGCGTCATCCGGATTCGGCGCCACCAGCGCGAACGAACGGCCAACCTTCACCGCCTCGGTCAGCTGCAGGTCCGAGTCGGCGTCCATGCTGTTCGCCTGCCAAATCCGCCACAGCTCCTGGTCGCCGACCCTCTCCTTCTTACCCAGCCGGAACCCATCGACCTGCAGACGCTCCGCCGTCGCGTCTACCACCAGGCCCACATAGTTCGAGCGGGACTGCTTCAACAGCCGCTGGAATCCAGGCCGCGCCTTGTCCGGGATCATCGGCAGCGGATGGTCGCCCGAGTAGTACTGCCGCATCATGTCCGCGTAGCTGCGGCGCTCGGCCAGCTCTTTCCAAAGCCGGTTCACCCACCACAACGGCTCACCCGGCTTCGGCTTCTGCAAGGGGGCCACGAGCACCCCCTCGTCAGAATCCGACCGCCACTCGGGACTTCGCCTTCGGCCTGCGCAGATAACCGTCCAGGGCCATCACCGTCGCCGCGATCCCGTCGATCCGGGCCTGCGACTTCTTCCTGTCCGGCTTCGTGGGTCTGTAGTTATCGTTGCCGTCCGCGATCGTTTCCACGCAGCCAGCCATCCACCGCAGGATCGGATGCCCGCCGTGCAGGAACCGCTGCTCCAGCAGCATCCGGTCCAGCTCCTTGCAGGCCGGTGACAGCCCCAGAAACGTCTGACCGATCGGAGTGACCTTCACGCCACGCTTCGTCTCGCGGTCCACGTTCTGCACCAACTGCCCGGCGAACATCCTGTCGTAGCCGATCCACTGCACGTCGAAGAAGCCGCAGTCCTGCATGACCTGCTTCTCGATCGTGTCGTAGTCGATCGCATCGCCCTCGGTCAGCTTCAGGAACCCCTCGCGTGCCCACTGGGCGAGCGGCACCTGCAACTGGCGCTGAAGATCCTCCAGCCGCTCCGACGGCAGCCAGAACCGGGACACCAGCTCTATTTCGACGCCTGGCTGCTTCGACTCCACCGCCAGCACCCACGCTGACAGGTCCGACACCGCGGACAGGTCCAGCCCGCCCCAGGCCCGGCGGCCCTTCAGTGCGGTCTCGTCGACCATGCCCGCCACCCGGTCCCACGCGCGGACGTCAATCCAGCGCGTGGACGCCTTCTCACGGATGTTCAGCGACAGCCGCAGGAAAGTCGGGAAGTACGAGGGAGTGGCTTTGGCCTTGTTTGCCTCGCGCCGCAAGTACGCCAGCGTCGGGCTGATGCCGAGACCCGGGTTCGCCTTCCGCCAGGTGGACTCGTCGAACGGGTCGTCCGTCTCCTCGGCGGCCCAGATCACCCCGTAGTGCGCCGGGTCCTGGACGACGTTCTCGGCGACCTTGCGGGTATAGGCGTGCTTCTCGTCGTAGATCGAGCCCTCTTGCGCGTCATCCGCCGTCGTGATGAACACGATCAGCGGCTGGTCACGCGCGCCCGTCCCGGTTTCGATGGCATCAATCAGATCGCGCGACTTGTGTACGTGAACCTCGTCGATCACCGCGCCGCTGACGTTCAAGCCGTGGGCGGTCTCCGCGATCCTCGATAGCGCCCGGAAGACGCCGCCCGTCCTCGGCACTCGGATCACCGAGGTCAGCACCTCGGCGCGGCCCTTCACCGCCTTCGACGTCTGCGCCATCCGCTTCGCATCGTCGAACACACGCTTCGCCTGCTCCAGCGAGCCGGCCGCCGCATACACCTCGGCGCCGATCTCCCGGTCCGCCAGCAGCAGCGCCAGGCCGATGCCCGACGACAAGGTGCTCTTCCCCGCCTTGCGGGGCACCTCGATCCACACCGCGCGGACCACACGCACGTCCCGCTCGAGCTCCGGGTCGTGCCACAGCCAGCCGAAGACCGGCAGGATCACCCACAGCTTCTGCCACGGCGCCAACCGCAGGAACGTGCCGCCCCAGCGGCCCTTGGTGTGCTTGAACGACTCGATCGCCTTCAACGCCCGCCGAGCAGCGTCCACGTCGAACCAGGCGCCATCCTGCTCCGGCATCTGGAACGCCGACACCAGCGGCCGGGACAACAGCGCGTCCGCGATCTCCTCATCGTCCATTCCCAACTCGTGCAGGGCCGCCCGCGGAACAGGAAGACCCTCCGAGCAGTCCTCGACCGACAGCTGCTCAGTCGAAGGGGTCGTCGTCGCCATCGTCGCCACCCTCCGGCGGCGTCAGCCGACCCCGCGCCGACGGGCTCAGCCCCAACTCCCCGATGTACGCCTTCAACTGCGTCCGATACTGCGACGCGATCGTCGTCAACGGGTTCCGGCACGGCCCCCGCTGCCCCATCGTCACCAGGCCCTCGACGGACAGCTGCCGCTCACACCACTCCAGCCGAGCCACGCACACGCAGTAGTCCACCGCCGTCGACCGATCCACCGAGGACAGGCCCGCCATCTGCTGCAGCACCGGCACGACCCGCTGCCACTCCCGGCCGGCCACCTCGCGGCCGAACTGGGCAGCCTCCTGCGCCAGCTTCAGCCGCTGCCACACCTGCACCTCGCGCCGGTACTCCTTCAGCTCCTCGTCGTCCGCACCCCGCGGAGCCCGCGGCTTCGGAGGCATCCGGGACGTGGGGAAGAACGACGACCAATCCGGCTCGACCAGGTCGGCCGGCGGGAGCTTGACGCCCTCCCGGACCGGACGCTTGCCCGGGTTGCCCTCACGGACCACCTGCAGCGGGGGCTTCGGCTTGCGGCCAGGCACGGCCATGCAAGAT